GTGCCCCTTTTCTGGAGTAAAGCAATGGACCGTTTCCCCGTATCCAAATACAGCTCTGCGCGCTCGTTTGAGCGTTCTGCCGGCCATACCAGGTCGATCAACTTCATCACGCCTCTTCGCGGCGGTTGGCGTCTGTGAATGTGCTCCGCACCTTGGGATCACCCTACACATGGGCCCACAAAGTGCGGCCAGTGCATGGAATGCCGTCTTGCTTACTCCCGCGAGTGGGCAATACGGATGACCCACGAGCAGAGGATGCACAAGGCATCCTCGTTTCTCACGTTGACCTTCGACGATCAGCATTTGCCCAAATTCGGCCAGTTGGAAAAAAAACCACTGGTCGATTTTTTTAAGCGTTTGAGGTACTACTATGGGCCCTTCAGATATGTCGCGTGTGGCGAATACGGTGAACTCCATCGCCGGCCCCATTACCACGTTGCGCTTTTTGGAATGGATTTCTCCGAGGACCGACTTCTCTATAAAGAAGCTCGTCAAGGCCAGTCTCTTTTCACTTCTGCCAGGCTCTCCCGTGCATGGAAGGCAGGCAATGCGCTTATTGGAGATCTCACCTTCGAGTCTGCTGCGTACATCGCGCGATACATCACTAAGCGTATTTCAGGTCCTGGGGCTTCTCCTTTTCCGTTGGCATGTGATCCAGAGTCGGGTGAGCTTGTCATGCCTAACGGGGAGTTCCTCCTTTGTAGTCGTCGCCCGTTCATCGGTTACGACTGGTTTTTTAAATACGGACATAGAGATGTCCTACCTCACGGTCGTGTCATAACAGCTCAGGGCACTCCCGCTCCTGTTCCTCGTGCTTATAAACGCGTTATCGCTAATAGCACTCTCAAACGTGAGTTCGCTATCAAGCAATATCAAAACCTGCCATCTCGACGTTCTGAAGTCGAGGAAGCCAGGTCGGAAGATTCTCCCCAGCGCCGTGCTGCTCGTACTATCTACGCTAACGCCCGCACGGGGGCGTTTAAACGTGATGTCACTTAGGACGCAATATGCTTTATGACCAAATCTCCACACATGATTTTTCGCTCATTCCGCGCTCCGAGGTTCCGCGCTCTCTTTTCAAGATGCGCCATTCCCACAAGACTACCTTCGATGCCGGCTACCTCTACCCGATTTACTGCGAGGAGCTTTTACCGGGTGATGAATACCGTGGTGCTATGCATGCAATCGCCCGGCTCGCGACGCCTATCACCCCATTTATGGACGACCTTACTTTGGAGTCGTTCTTCTTCTTCGTCCCTAACCGTCTTGTCTGGGACAACTGGCAAAAGTTCATGGGTGAGCGCCGCAACCCTTCGGACTCAATTTCGTACACCGTGCCCACTTGCACGTCACCGGCTGGTGGGTACGTGCCGAATACCCTCCACGACTACTTCGGCCTTCCGACTGCTGGCCAAATCACCGGTGCCAACGCGGTCACCCATCAGAACCTCCCCCTTCGGGCTTACAACCTCATTTACAACGAGTGGTTCCGTGATCAGAACTTGATCAATTCCGCTGTGGTGGATGTGGATGATGGTCCTGATACCTACACCGATTACGTGCTTCGTCGTCGTGGTAAGCGTCACGACTATTTCACTAGTTGTTTGCCGTGGCCCCAGAAGGGCACGGCTCCTACTCTTTCCATGGGTGGCTCTGCCCCTGTTGTGACTACTGGTGTTGCACCCGTTTTTACTTCTGGTGCTGCTTCTCGGTCTCTTGTGTTCACTAACACGACCAATGAAGTCTGTTGGACCTCCGATCCCGGTCTGACAGCTACCCCTGTGTTCGGTTCTGTCACCGGTCTTTCAGCTGATTTGTCGGCTGCTACAGCCCAGACGATCAATGCTATTCGTACAGCTTTCCAGATTCAGCGTTTGTTGGAGAAGGATGCTCGTGGTGGTACTCGTTACACCGAAATTCTCAAGTCGCATTTTGGCGTTCAGTCCCCTGACATGCGTTTGCAACGTCCTGAATACATTGGCGGTGGTAGTACTCCTATTGTTGTCAATGGTGTTGTTCAGAACAGCCAGACCGGCACCACGCCTCAAGGTAATCTTGCTGCCACTGGCACTATGGTGACTCAAGGTGGCCATGACTTTAAATATGCCGCTACTGAACACGGCTACATCATCGGCATTATTAATGTCCGTGGCGAAAACACCTACCAGCAAGGCTTGCGCCGGCACTGGTCTCGGTCTACTCGTTATGACTACTATTTCCCGGCTTTTGCTCATCTCGGTGAGCAGGCTGTGCTCAACAAGGAAATTTACGTCACTGGTACGTCTACCGACAATGATGTTTTTGGCTATCAAGAGCGTTATGGAGAGTTGCGTTATCATCCTTCTATGGTTACTGGTCTTTTCCGTTCCACTACAGCTTCCAACATTGACCTGTGGCACTTGGCCCAGGAATATGGTTCGCTTCCCACTCTCAATCAGACTTTTATTGAGGAGAACCCTCCTGTCGATCGTGTGATCGCTGTTCCTTCTTCTACCGGCAAGCAGTTTTTGTTTGATTCGCTTTTTGAGGTAACTGCTGCCCGTCCGCTTCCCATGTATGGGGTCCCCGGTTTGGTGGATCATTTCTGATGTCTGGCTGGGCTGCTCTTGGTGCTGGTGCGCTGGATCTTATTAGTAATAAGATCCTTCAACGTCGTGAGAACCAAAACACTCTCGACATGTACACGAAGGCCCCTTCTTATCAAATGGAGGGCTTCCGCGCAGCGGGTTTGAACCCTATGCTTGCTTATGGCCGTATTGATTTTCCTAGCGGCAGTGCCCGCTATACGCCATCTACTTTCGCTTCTAACTACTCTCAAATGACGCAGGCTGAAGCTGCTTCTAAGCAGGCCGACACCGCTCAAGAGGTCGGTTCTGCTCAGGCTGCGAAAACTCGTCAAGAGACTAAGACCGAGGAGTTTCGAACTAAGGTTTCTCAGAACGAAGCTATTAAGGGCAACTATGCCTTGATGCAACTTGCTGGTGCTTTGGATGCCGCTATGAAGGTGACCGGTGAATTGGGTACTGACGCTATCTCCAAATTGGAGGAACCGCGTATTCGTGCTGGCCTGCAGGAGCTTCGTGCTGCGTTTGCTAGTGCTAAAAACGATGCAGATGTCTATGAAGCTCTTAATTCTCGCGCCGTAAACATGGCGCTTGACGTTCTTGGCAAGGTTACTGGTTCTGGCAATGCCATCGCTGGTGCTGTCGATCGTTACCGTGCCCGTTCTCAGCGTGGCGATATCATCAATCTCAACAAGGATTAATCATGCCTAAGCTCACTTTTCGTACTCAGTTCGATGAACGCGTTCCCGTTGTCACTCTTTGCCCCGAACCTTCTTTGGCTCAACAATCTTTCAAGGATGAAGTTGACATTAATTTTCTCCTCGAGAAGTTCAAGGTCACTGGTTCCATGCCTACCGGTGTTCGTCTTCCTTCTTATGGCGATTTCACTGGTGTTTCTGATTACCAGACTGCTATGAATGCCATCAATGTGGCCCGTGATGAGTTCATGCGTCTTCCTGCTGAAGTTCGCTCTACCTTCAGCAACGACCCTCAACGTTTCCTTGAGTTTTGCTCTGATCCTAAGAACTCGGACAAGCTCGTCGAAATGGGTCTTGCTACCAAGCCTGCCGAGACTACTGTGCAGGCCATCCAATCTCTTGCTAAGCAAATGGCCGCCGATAAGGCGGCTGGGCCCGATCAGGGCCCGACGGCCGCGGGGCCGTCAACGGCGTCTAAGCCGTAACTGGAAACCATGTTTCCTCTACAGGCACCTTCGGGTGCCTTTTTTACAACTACTTTTATTTTTATTTTACTTTCTTATTAGTTGTGTTATATTTCTCTTGCAGCGTTTTGCTGCTACTTTTTCTAAGGCTTTTATGAAAATCCGTCTCTACTCGATCAAAGATCGACTTCTCAATGCTTTTCTCTCTCCATTTGCTGCCCGCGCTGATATTGAAGCTGTTCGCCAGCTTCGCGCTACTATGCAAGACCCTCAGATGGCTAAATCTGGTCTTGTGACTACTCCCACGGATTACGATCTGTACTACGTTGGGACTTTCGATGATGAGACCGGTTCGATCCATTGGGGCGACGATGACAATTGCCCCAATCTCGTCATTCCCCTTTCCAAGATCAACGCTGCCGAGGTGACCTATGCCGAAAAAATGGTCTCTGATTACCCCATCAAGTCCTGAAGACGTCGCCTGCATCATCGCGGCCGATTTTGTTGCTGCTTGTAAAGCTGATGGCGACTTATCGAACTACTACCGTTGGAATGGCGTCTTGGCGGATCTCCGCAAGCACGCCTGGTACGTGAAAATGTCTCGTTTTCACAACAATGGCACAGTTCTCCCTTGATGTAACTGTGCCTACTGACAGGAATTAATTTCCTGTCTAAACTAGGGGTGCCGGGGTCTTCCCGGTGCCCCTTTTCTGGAGTAAAGCAATGGACCGTTTCCCCGTATCCAAATACAGCTCTGCGCGCTCGTTTGAGCGTTCTGCCGGCCATACCAGGTCGATCAACTTCATCACGCCTCTTCGCG